CTGGAATATGTTTAGGAATAATAGAAACGACATCTAATATTGGATTGATAATTTCTTCTGAAATCCAAACTTTAGATTTTTCTCCATACTTTGCAGGTAATGGATTATATAGCTTTACAATTACTTCTGGAGTGTCTGTAAAATCAATATCAAATCTAAAATTAATTATTTGATACGTTTCATTAAATCCAAAGTTTAAGACAAATGAATCGAATATGTCATTTGTAGATAATTCTTCCCATCTATCACGCAATTCAAACAGCTGTCGTAATAATTCAGTATTAGAATTGTCAGCTAATTGAATTCTTAATTCTCTTCTAGAAGGCGATATTTCTTTAATCCAAGCTTTTTGGCTTTCATAACTACCTAAAATATTATCAACGAAATTGTATACTAATCTATATTGACCTCTGGTAATTCCTAACGTTTCTAATTCCTTAACAGCATCTATTCCTACATGTTGATAAGCAATTAAATTAGAAGTAGTGTCATTACTTTCAATAGAATAAATTGCTTTATGATTGCCGGTTAAATAAACTCCGTCTGGAGTATATACATGCAATTCTAAATTAGGTAATGAACTTGATTTTAATGTTACTGAATAATTTCGAACATCTAAAAGAGCTTTATCAACAGACTCTAATCTAGACACTTTTGAAGTGCTAGATGCTTTTAAAAGTTCTTTTTGATTAGTGTAAACTGATAACATTTATTTCTTTAATATAAATATCTTATTAAGATATTCCAGGTTGTTTTATTTGTTAGCCCAAACTTTCATTCCGTAATTGGTAAGAACTAATTTACCTTCATCAGTTAATAATAACGTTCCAGTGTCTGATAGTGCTGGTTTAACCGTATTATTTTGTCTAGTACTTATTTCTTTAACCCATGCAAACGTATCGTCAGTGCCATTATCAACTAAATTAATGCCTAATCCATATTCATATACTAAAAGGTACCATGTACCGGCAGTCGATCTATAAGTGTTAGACGCCCAGTCAGCTTCATATGGAATATCTTTAATTGCTTGACCGTAAATATCAAATTCTCCTTTATATACTACGAAGTTTCTATCATCTTGCATTACTGCAATGTATTTTTTATTTTTTGATAACAACCTGTCTGCTGGGATTCCATTTTCAATTTTACGTGAAATTAGACTTTTATTAAAACGTAATATATTTGAAACTTTATTTGATTCAGGTTCTGCATTTACCGTAGGAGTTCCTGGGTTTTGAATCATAGTTTTCATTTGCTCTAAAAGTTGAGCAATTCTATCATTAAGACTTTTAATTTTTTGAGCATCTGTTTGTTTACTAGACAATAGTGTTTGTCTTTCAGTTTCTAACGCATCTATTTTAGCTTGTAAAAAATTAATTGGTGCACCGCTATCTTTACGAGTAAATTCAGCAAACTCAACATCAATAACCTGATTGAATTTTGTTTGTGATGTTTTTTGTGTATTTAGATTAACTAAAATTCTTTTAGAAGATACATCTTGATTTTTATCAATAACAGTCATTCCCTTTGAGTCTTTTTCAAAAGGAGGAAATTTAATTGGTTCAATTTTATCAGGATTGATTTCCCCTGTCATTATTTTAGCAGGGTCAAATTCATGTAACTCGTATGATATCATTATTTAACTATTTTAAATGTAAAATCGTTTGAAGTAAAATATTCTGTTACTCCAGAAAATATTGATTTAATTTCAAATTTATAAAATCTTTCTCCATATAACATAGTAGTGTAAAAATCAAAATACGATCCTGCACTAGTAGTACTTATTTTAGTATAATCACTGTATGGAATAATAATATTGTCGTTATGAGCATCTTTGATTTGATAATACGACGTTGCTGGTAATGCTTTTAAAGTTGCAAACGTTGAATTTTGACTAAATGCCGGTCTAGGATATTTTGGTCTAGCTCCTAAAGAAATTCTAACTTTTTTATCTTTTAAAAATTCACCTTTGAAAGAATTTACATAAACAATAGGATTGTCTTCGTAAGTTACGACAGATAAAGATCCTGTGCTATATAAAGAACCTGTCCAGTTAATAAACAATTGAGGTTCATATACTGTATGAGTATCTGATCCATAAAATTGCATTACTGTTTTAGGCCAATGTGCTGTTGTAATTTCTGAATTTTTAAATGTAACTAAAAATCCATTATTTGTCATTGAACCAGTATGCCAAGCTTTAACAATATTAGTAACATCAATACTTAAAGTATCGTCTGTTTTAAAATTAAATGATTGACTAACTATTGAAGCTGTATACCAAGATCCACCACCTGTTTCAATATTATATGCTCTAGCTGTTCCTGCGGTTGTTATATCTGACCAATTTAATGATCCAGTACCGGAAACTGATTTCCAAGTAGCTCCATCCGTAATGCTATCGCTATTTTGAATGCCGGCAGGAGAGGTTAAATAACCTGTTCCATTTACCCAATTATTTGAAACTGCTTTTGCTTCAATATTATATGATTGAGGTACTTCAAATTCTTGTACAGTATACAATTTTAAATCTGCAGTAATATTATTTATTGAAATGCTATTATCAGATAATATTGAAGATAATGAAGACAAATCAAATTTGATTAATATTCTAGATTCAGACAAATCTCCTGTTGAGTTATCTCCTTCTTTTCGCAGTTCTAAAATTTGGTCTAATCCAGTATTTCTATAAGGATCAGTTTCGTATATTGTAGTGTCTTGTAATGTAGGTATTGACCAGATCATAATTAATTATATTTAAAGCGAAACAACTTTACCAATGATATCTTTATTTGGATATTTAATTTCAAATATTGAAGGATCTAATGAAGGATAAATTACTCCTGCTTTAGTCGCTGCACTTATATCATATACATTACCAGAGTACCCACTATTAGTATCAAATAAATTTGCAATTTGTACTGAAGTAACTGACTGAACTCCTTCTACTCGATCTAATTCTGTATATAATTTCGAAATAACTATAGGCTGATTAATTTGCCATAGCTTGTTATTAAATATCGTTTTTATTTTATCAATACATTTAATTAGAACTTCATTTGAATTGTATTCAGGTAATGTGATAATTTCAAATTTCACTCCTATATTAATAATGTATGCAGTTTTAATATTAACTGCATCTGTTAAAATTCTATAATTGTTAATGTATGTTTTTAAATTTTCTTTCACAGCTGCATTTAACGGCGCCAAAGCTCCATTTCCATCATATCCTAAAGTATATAAGTTAATGGCTAATGGGTTAGGTATCATCTCTTGACCATTGTCAGGATTAATTTGTTGATCTTGAATTACATATGCTTTTGCAACAGATCCAAATCTCGAAGGCATTGAATATGCTCTAATAATATAATCTTGAGTCGTTACCGCTCTTTGTTGAGATGCAAAAGATGCCATTGCATTTTGTCTAATCTCATCAATCGTTTCTTCACTTTTACCGCCTGCTGCTGGAAAAGGATTGGTGCATGCAACTGAAGCTTTAATTCTATTTAATAAAGTAGCATCTAATGCTTGAGAATCTATTTGATATGTTACGTCTGCTATATTTTTCAATGTATATGCAGCTGCGTTTGATTGAACTCCTCCACCGACTGTATATCTAACAGTTAATGTTGTATTTGAAGGTGCCAAACCATATGATTTTGTATACATAAAGTTTGAAGGATCAATTGGATGGTCAAATTGAATTTGCAATCCATTTAAACTAGAACCGACATTGTCTGGATTAGGAATAATTTCTTCATCGTCATTATCTGATATACCAGGTCCAAATTGAATTTCTAAATTTTTATCAGATCTAAATTTAGTAATAAATCTTCGAGCTGTCTTTTTTAATTTTAAAAGATAAGGTACATCTACATATGCTGATAACTCAGGATCATTTTGTACTGTATTTGCAATTGATTCAAACACCATGTCTTGTGCTAAAAATGGCACTTCAGTCCATAAATTATTATCTGAATCTGTTACAGATAAAACTTCAATAATGTCTGTGTCGCTAATTAATATTTTATCAAATCGTTTTGCATTTTCAAACTCAAAAGTTTTAGTTTGAATTGTTCCTGAAAGAGCTTTTACGCTTTTCTTAAGTAAATAGTACTCTGGAGTATTATCAACATCACTTACTTGATATACACTAACATCGGTAGGATCAAAACTGCTAGAAGCTGCAAAGTTAATTAAATTTAAAGTTCTAAATTCAGTGTTAGTTGTTTCAGAACGAACAACCATATTTTCTTTCAAAGTCAAAGCGTAAGTCCAATCTGGTATTTTTCCATTTGCACTTGACTTAGCAGGTAATAATTGAAATACATCTAAATCAACAGAAGCTGGAATTGTATTTTTAACTTTATAACCTACATTAGAAGCTAATGCTAATACATTAGGTTTATTAGAAGCGTAGTCTAATAAAGATTCTTTTAATTGGTTATCAGTATAGTATGATAATACATCTCCTACATAAGAAGCCATTTCAATAAACATCATACCAGGTGATGATTCATTGAAGTCATTATAAGTGTTTGGAAAGTAATTTTTTGCAAACTCAATTAAGTTAGCTCTGTACTGACTAAAATCCTTATTTAAGTATCTTATATCTTTTTTGTTCTGCGCCATTATATTATATTACTGCAACCGTAGTTGCTGTTGCTAAAAATGTTATTGGTATATTTGATTCTTGATCATTAACCGAAACTTGTAATGATATTTGCACTCCATGTTCTTCTCTACTCGATCCAACTGCGATAACTGGATTAACTTCTAAAGAATTTATACTAATATACGGAAGCCAAAATTCAACAGCTCGTTCAATTGAGTCTTTTATAGAAGCTTTTAAAATATCATCATTTTGTTCAAATAGCGAATCTTGTAATTTAGTTCCAAACAAAGGTTGCATTAATCGCTCTCCTTGTCTAGTTAAAATTAAATTCTTTAAATTTGATATTGCTTGGTCTTCCGTAGAATACGACAAATCAAATAATCTACCATCCACGCCGATAATAGGCAATTTTATCCCAACTGCTACATCAGGAAGTAAATCTATAGGATGATATCTTTTTTCGTATGACATTAGTTACCTTTTTTCTTATCGATTGCTTTCATTAAAGCAGAATAGTCTTTTGTCAATGCACTTACAACAGCAGCTCCTTGTTCAGTTTGTGCTAATTGATTTACATCAACTCGATTACCATTAATATCGGTAACCGGCATTACTGATTTTGAAGTTGGTCTAGAATTCATTGTCGGCCATTCTGAAAAATCATTGTAATTAGTTTCTTCTTCCATATATGCTACTGGGCCTTCGCTAGCGAAGCCTCTTGTTTCATTTAATAAGTCATTTAATACAGGATCTTTAACAAGTTGTTTTTTAACTTGTGGTCTTGGTTTAATTGAATCTTTGTATGTTGGCACTTGAGGTGCTGGTTTTTGCTTAGTTTCCGTTATAACAGAACCAAATTGTTTTAATTCTGTACGAACCGCAACTTGAACCTCTTCTCGAATTACTTTTCGAAGTGCTTGTATAAAATCTTTTGAGTTCATAGTTCTTCTTTATTATAATTATTTACTTTATGAATTTACTGGAAATTTATGCTGGTAGTACAAATCCTGCTATTGATGTTAATTTAGGATTTTTCTTAAATACTCCTACACCATCTCTATTAAATCCGCCGCCTGTTGTATTTCCTTCAATAGTAACTATTCTTCCGTTATTA